GCCCGAACAGGTATCAACACCGAGGAGTTTACAAATGTCTATTATACCATGCACTGCTGATACGAAATGTATCTGCGACGTGTGTTATCCGAGTAATATATCGCATGTTACAGGTCTTCCTTATGATGAGGAAAGAGCTGCAAAAAGGAAAAACGCGGAATTGAAGATTAGGAACAATGAACAGATGCAAGTTAAATCCAATAAGGCTAATAACGAGCAGATGAGAATGGACTTGATTAGAGAAACCAAGTTGAACCAAGCAGCTGTCGCCTTATTAAGGGACTTTGGATCTGATGACATGCACATGTCTGTTATTTTGAATGACATATGGCGTAGAGCACTTGTGTTGCGCTCTTTTGCATCGGTCCCTGTAGAGAATTTACTCGACTTCGGTGAAGATTGATGACTGTTTTGGCTTAGCTACATAACCTCGGTTGGAGCTGGTCGCTCTAATCATCTTCTAACGTATATCCTATATTAGGAAAACATTATGAAAAAGAAGAAAACGTTATCCGAACTCCTCCAAAAGCGAGCCCGGGTTCTCCGTGTACCTCCACAAATTTCAATACCGATTGTCACGATGTTCTGTGATTTAGTACAAAAATCGGGTCTTGAGTGGACGATATCTCGTTTTAAGTCTGTAAAAGTTGATTTTATCCGTGTCAAAGCGGGTCAGTCAATAGTCACACCTTGGATTTCCAAGAAAGGTAACTATTTTAAGGGACCGTTAGGTGGGCTACAACGTTGGGCTTATAAGAGTGACAAGAATTTTGATGCTGCGATCCAATTGCTGCAAATTTATTCTTTCTTTGTTGCGGAAAATACTACTCCGCTGCAGAGTGAAAAGTTCACTTCTGCAGTCCAATCTAATGATGTATATCACCAGTTCTTCGACGCTTATGCAGACATTTTGTTGCACGCTACTAAGCGAGTTTTCCCAGATCAGAGTGGTTATCCTGATCCTGGGTCGCTTATCTTTAGACCTGTGAACACTAGCAAGAACGAGCCCCACGCGAGTGGCGCTAGTTTCCCTGAAGGGGTTGCAACACTTCAATGTGCGCAATCCTTTCTTGAACAAACAGCTACCGGTAAAATTTTGGTAGAGAAGTTTCCTTTTCTGTTTGGCTGTGTTATGTCAGGCGTAGCGAGTGCTGTCAATTCGAGACAACGTTTTGATTTCGGCACTTACCAAGATATAGTAGGGAAAATCGGTCTAATCCAGGAACCTGGCTTTAAGCTTCGTGCTATCGCCAATCCTGCTCGTGTTTATCAAGAGGCTTTAAAACCTTTTGGTGACGATCTTTATCGGAAACTTTACAGTTTGCCTTGGGATTGTACTCACGACCAAACCTTTCCCTTCCTTATTATACAAGATCATCTGAAGGATATGAAGACGGCTCACGCCGTGGACTTGTCAAATGCAACAGACATGTTCCCTTTCGAGTTACAATATCGTATGCTTCATCAGATGTACCATCGTAAAGATGCTATAGAGTTGTTCGCAATCCTTTCGCGTTCAAAATGGAAGACTAACTTAATTAGTTCAGGATTTATTTCCTGGACCGTTGGTCAACCTTTGGGTTTATTCCCCTCATTTGCAGCCTTTGCTTTAACGCATGGTTTGATGTTATTTGGCCTTAACGGCTTCGAACATGATAATAAGTTTTTCATCTTGGGAGATGATGTTATCATCCTTGATGACGGGCTCTATGCGAAGTATATGAGGTTCCTTGAAAATTTAGGGATCCCTTATTCACCCAATAAAACCTTATCTTCAAACGTCATTACTGAGTTTGCTGGTAAGGTGGTTTTACCACATCGGGTGATACCTCAATTGAAATGGCGTCGTATTTCAGACGATTCTTTCATTGACTTAGCTAAGCTTATTGGTCCCCGTCTTCGATCCATTATGCGGCCTAGGCAGCGTAATGTGTTTGATATAGTATCCATCATTCCTGATTTCTTAGGAGGCTGTGGTTTTAACCCAGCTGGAATTCCTTTGAAGGAAAGATGTGAATTCTACTACTCTAACATCAAAGAGGAGACTCTACAGTCTTACCTGTTGAGCTATAACGGGCGTGTACAGAGAATGATTTACGAACCCTTTAGGCCAGTTAAAATTAATGGCCAAGTGAGTTCACGTCAGTATCTGAACGTACCTTTACTAACGGGAAGTTGGTTAATACAACAACCTCCGTTAGATACCTTCGACCAGAAGGTATTAGATTTACTGTGTCAGATTCCCTTGAACTTGGATTTTATATCAGGTTCATATCCGTGGAAGTCTTTAGGATCCATCGTTTATAACGCATTTCCTCGCGAGAGGTTTTTGCAAATCGATGGAAAGGGTGGATTGCATACTACCCTTGAAGTATTGGAACGGAAATTTATTCATTAAATTACC